CTGCTAGCCCGTTTTGGCCTCTCCGAGCATGACGGATACTATCTTGTTACTGCTTAGTCCATGTGCCGCAACGCTGTGATTTGAATGCGCCATCCGTTGCTGCAATCGTTACCATTGCTTGCTGCCCTGCGCCAACATTTTCATTTGCGATAATCGAGGTAAGTTCCCCGTTAGTGTCTTTCAATCGTTCCCAATAACACCCCACACTCTTAGCCGGAACTACCGTCTTGTAGACTCCCGGTACAATCCTTCCGGGTACTGCGCTCTTAGCTACCTCATATGTGCCATCACCAAAAGAGGTAAGCGCGGTAGGGGCAGCTAGTACAGTGGTTTCCGACTGAATAGGTGCCGGATTAGTTGTCTTTGGGCTAGCGGCACACGCAATGCCAACCAGTGTGGTGATTATTACACTGCTGATAATAATGCGTTTTAGCGGATTCATCGCTTCCTAGAATGCTGAATTGAATGGTGCTACTGCCGCTTGTGGATCAACCACGCAGCCCATATCAAGAATGCGTTTAGCGGCCAACATGAGCTTTGTTTGATCTGCTGGCGCATACAACGTGGGTTCTTTTGGTTTAGAATCCGGAATCGTCGTCGTCGTCGTCGTCGCCGTAGCTGGTGTCTTCATTATCGTATTCGGAATCGTACGATTCATCATCGCCGGTTTCTCCCTCCACGATCAGCGGCATGATTGCGCCAATGTCCTTAGGGTACTTTTCCGCCTGCTCACCCTTGTTGTCTCTGAGTTCAGCAGCCACGTACTGCTCACCATCTTGCCGCCACTTGCCGATGGACTTGATGTTTCCATCGTTATCCACGATTGTTCGTGTTTCAAAATCGCGACCACTCACGCCGATGGCATCAAGAAACGGCACATAGCGGAAGGCCGATTTCTCAGTAACCGGCATGAAAACCATGATCGAGTAACCGTCGTACTTGCTCTCGCCCTTACGGTCTACCCTTGGTGCCAATTCCAGCCCCAAGCGCATCTGTGCGCACTTTTCGCTAGTCTCGGGAACGTACTTGAGCTGAGTAATCAGCCACTCATAGACACCGTTTGGTGGGATTGGTCCGGCGTACGGTGTGAATTGTGAGGCCCTGTCAAAGTCCTCAACGACAGAGGCGGAAATTCCCCATCGAGCCTTAGGCATTAAACGCCCTCTCCGTTAATCTTGGCTAGCATTCGCGGGATTGTTGGTGAATCCATGTACGGTCCCATGCAGCCGAATTTGTCCCCTGTGATGTACCTGATTTCATCGGCGTCACGTTGCCGGCCCGTGGGGTTAGCGAACCATAGGCGCCGAACCTCTCGTGATTCAGCGGGATTGGCCTTACTGCGTACTCTGCGTTTCTCGAAATACGCGGTAATATCCATGAGACCCGAGATAGCATTAGCCGTCTCAGTAACCTTGCCCTGAATACCAGGGAAGACAAGTAGCTCGCCGTTCTCTGTCTTGTCCGTACGGTAGGCATGCGCCGTAATGAGCAGATTAACGGGCATGTCGACAAGCTGTGGAACCCAAGCTTTCAGGAAGTTCTGCGTATTGAAATAGTCTGGCTTGTCTGGCAAGTTTCGATGAGCCCGTTTAGCTGGATTAGCATCGAATGCTTCAGCGGCATAAGCAAGACGGAATCTGTCTTGCATCGTGGACATTCCGTCAAGGACAAGCCAAGAAAGCTTTTCGTACCGTCGTTTGTAGTTGAGCCAGTCAACAGCGGCGAGTGCGGTAGCTGTATCAGCGATACGCCGAACATGCCCTTTGGCGCCTTGCCTCGCGGCACTCTTATATCCAGGCTCACCACATAGCCATAGAACTCTGCCAGGACAAGTGCCCGCAAGTACCGTCTTACCGACGTTGGAGTCTCCGTAGCACAAGATGTTGATAGATTCAGCGGTTCCGTCAAGGGCTATCAGCTCTCTTTCAAAGTCACTCAGTGAGACATTCTGGCGCTCTGTCTTCACTACCTCGCGTACTGGCATTCACCCTCACTCTATGCTGGCAATCGCACCATGTAACGTTGGCACGTTTACCTTCGCATTCATTATGTAACTCGGGCATTTTTTTATCAGCTGCTGTTATACACGATTTACAAATCATGCTCACCACGCATTAACTTTTGCAAATATTCACGTACATCATATTCTAGTTTTTCACGTTCCTGATAATAAAAATTGCGCGTGCGTCGCATATTCCAAATTACTGATATAACAGCCATTGATAAGCTACCAGTCAGCATCATTAGCATGTCTCGCGCAGTCATTTCCAGCCCCTAAAGCGTGCACGTAGTCGTGCATTTGGTTGCTGGCGTGGCTCATTGGGTACACAATCAATGCAGCACGTAAACGATTGATCATATCCACCAACCAAACAGGAAATGACCAAACAACCAGACCAGCACAGAACCCACTAGGAAGCTACGCCAAGACATCAAGGCGGCTTTCATAGGGGTGATGCCAGGCTCAATCTTGAGCCAGGCCCAAATTTGCTCTGAGAGCGTGTCGTGAGGCTGCTTGCGGATGAGTGCAATCGTCTCGGGTATCACAAAACCTAAGACTCCGAAGACTCCGAACCAATACCATCCCCACATGATTCACTCTCTTCTGTGCTCGGCATATGGAGCACAAGCGCGTCATAGATTGGTGTAGGCATTGCTGCCACAAGGGCGGCAGGAACAACAATCTTGCTAATCACGTCGATCATATTTCTTTCACCAGAATTTCGACTTCACACATTTGTGGATAATGAATCACACTCGTGACGGTTAGCAGCCCCATGTGTGTCTGCAATTTGATTTGCTCACCGATACGCGGAACGATGGGCAATTCTCCGCCTACAAACGTCTTAAGGCATGTACCATCAATCGCATTATTAATTTCCATGCGACGCAAATACACAATTCACCCCATTTCAAATGTCGCAATCTCATCTGTAGAATCCCCATAATCGTACGGGTTACGCCGTCTGAACATCGTGCGTGCCATCTCAGTGATATCTGTACCGTCTTCATGCGCGACGCACATATCAAAGAATTGGCAGAATCTAGGGCACGACATGTGTGGAGTCTTGGGTAAATATTTCCAACAATCAGACTCTTTACGTAATAAGTTAGTTGTTGCTGTAATTAGTGCGCATTCCGCTTGTAAGCGACGGAGTGATTGTTTCTTTGCCGCTGTGGTCAGCAATACTGGGTGCCGAACAAAGTATGGCGGTGGTTGTGTCTTGCTGATTGTTCCATCTTTATTCAGGTATTTTCCTTGCGCGTTAGTCGGTCTACCGTCGGGTACCGCCTTACGCAGGAAGTTGTACATTATGCCATGTACATGGTCACGCTTGCTGATAATGCCGGCATTCTTAAGCGCTAGCTCCGCCATGGCACCGTAGGGTCTTGCCTGGTCATCAATAACCAGGTGGCTTGTTCGGATAGTCTTCGCTGTCTTGTGCTCGAAAATCCAAATGCGGTCTTGGCGGTCTCGCACTAGTAGATCAGGTTTCAATCTGTGCTCAGCGAATACACCGTTTTCATCTGAGAATGTGAACGTTAACGGAATCTCAGCTTGAATGACTTCCTTGATGTGCGGATCATGCGCGTAATGTTCTTCATATCTTTGCGCCATTATGTACCCAAGAGCAGCAAGTTCTTCCGCCTGCTCGATCACATGATCTGGCGCACCGTTCTGATGAGCACCATAAATAGCTGCTTCGGCTAGCACACTGAAATTATTTGACAGAATTCCATCTCTGAATGTTCCCGGCGCATACCATGTAGCTAGCGCGTCGTGCATCCATGCGCCTAGGGCTAGTGCGCCAAAGGTTTCATTTACTGGCACATAGCCTTTGCGCCACGCCCAATACCATTTGGTAGGGCAGCGCTTATAGTCCATGCGCTCATGGCTACGAATGATCGGCAGGTTCATGGACCCTACCTACAATTGGATGACCTTGTGGCCTGAAATGAACGTTCATTCGCTTGAGCATTGCGTGTACCGATGCATAGCAGCGGTCTAGTTCCCGCGCAATCTGCCGCACAGACATCCCGGTAGTGTACAGCGTTAGAGCCATCATTGTTTCTTCAACGGTAATTGGCCTACGCGGCCGATAACGCCTTGACATTTATTCCTCCTTTCGTGCCGCCGGTAAGAATCGAACTTACTCATACGCGATGGGCGGATGGACCTATCGCGTGAACACTCACACTCAGTGTGGAAGAGAAATTGTGTGAATGGCTCAACCATGAGCTACAGCGGCTTAAATGTGATCAAGTGAGCAGGTACCCCATAAGGCTGCAAGAGGGAGCCGTAGCTTTGTGGATCGGCACAAAGCAGAGTCCTTCAATGCGCGTGTGCAAGTGACATATCTCTACCATTGTTAACTCACTAAATCACGTGCCGACAGTGAGATTTGAACTCACAACTTTCACTTGCGTAAAGACTCGTCAGTCTAAAACGTGATGTTTTACCCTTAAACTATGTCGGCTTGTGTGCGTTGAATGGTCGCACCCCCATTTAGTTACCTAGAAGATGAAATCGTCATCAGCAGGCTTGGCAGCCGGCTTACCACCACGACGCGGTGACGGTGCGGCCTTGGCAGTCGGCGCGGCCTTACGGGCCACCCTACGGGCCGGTGCGGGTGCCGGGGCGGCCTTTGCCGGCCGACCCCTACCGCGCTTCACAGGGGGAGCAGGCTCTTCCTCGAATTCGTCGTCTTCGTCGTCTTCGCCGTCTTCGTCGTCCGAGTCAGCGTCGGTGTCTTCCTCATCGAATTCATCATCGTCCGACTCGTCGAATTCGTCTTCCTCGATTTCGTCTTCCTCGAAATCTTCCTCAACCGGCTTTGGCTTCGACTTACGGGCAGGGGCCGGTGCCTCATCAGCAGGCTTGCGACCAGGCTTGGCGTTACCAGTCTCAGCGCGCCAATCCTCCAACCACTGCGAATTCATGAATGCCGGCCGGGCAGCCGTTGCGATACTCACACCAGCGAGGAATGCCGACTTGAGCGAGCTAGCCTCGCTCGGCTTGTATCCAACTTCCTGGACAATCCACCGTGCGAACGCCTTGTGGTAATCGCTGGCAGGTTTATCGGCATACTGGGTAACATCCCGATTAGCTGTGATCGCCTTTGCCGATGGCGCCGGGGACGGCGCGGAGCGACGAACGGGGGCCTTACGTCGTGCGGGTGCCATATGCTTTCCCTTGTTCGACAGTGTTCTCTGTGCAATCTGTCGTGCAAACTACGGCGTGCGCATCTATGTGTCAAATCGGATGGCTGAGATCAATCACCTTGCGTGTGTAAGACACTCCGCGTCGCCCATCGAGCAACCTATGAGTGTCACGTTCTGCCTCACGATTTACCAAGGCGGTGCCAACATCGACAGTGCCAATCGATCGCAAGTAATAATACATACACTGGCGAGGGTTACTCACACGATGGATTCTGTCTTCCGCCTGTTTCTGCTGGTCTGGAATCCGGGTCTCTGAGACGAAAATCATACGATCCGCTGTGTCGATGGTAATAGCGGTACCGCCGGCCTTGACATTCAAGAACATGATCTGCTCATTACCGGCCCTATTGAATCGATCGATGATACTGCGCCTATCCTTCGATGGCGTCTTACCTGTGATTCCCGTGCATAGCGGCTTGCCCGGCTTGGTCCTGAAATGCTTCTCTATACCGGCGGCGAATACATCAAGAATGCCAGTATAGAAGCTGACAATTACCACCTTGGTAAGTGGATTCTTTGGATACCCCCATTCTACTAGGCTTTCGACAATCCAATCGAACTTGTTTGATGGAAGTTTGGGAACATAATGGTAGTCGATATCGCCGTTCGTGTGGCGCCTAGGTGCTATGTCGCCATAGCAGCTAGCTAGCTGTTTTAGCCTGGTTAGCTCTGCCAAGGCCGTAATGGCCTCAAGTCTGCCTGAATCAAGTTCTGCAACCGACGCAACTTCCATAGCCTCATATGCGCTGGCTTGCTTACCCGCCATTGGTAGCCAAATCCCGATCGGACTCTCAGCATCATTAGACGATAGCGGTGTACCGATTTCAAGCTTGGGTGGTAAGTCTGGCGCAACTTCCGCCTTAGTCCGTCGTAAGGCCACACTACTGATGGAATCCCATAGCATTCCCTCACGGTCTTTACGAAATTCGCCAAGTTGGTATCCTGTAAAACCGCCTTTCTGCCAGTATAACTCAGCCCATCGGTTGAATGCTGTATACGTGAGCGGGTCAAGCCAATTGAGAGTACCCCATAACTGATGCGGCTTTGAGTCGAACGGAGTACCCGACATCGCGATACGTAGCCCGTCCTCACGTACCGTGAGCATTTCAAGGCCCCTACGCCTTTGGGTCGGTACACCCGTACGCCTAATGAGCGACTCATGTGATTCGTCAACAATTATCGCACCCCATTCAATCTCAAACAATTTGGGGTAGTTGTGCTCTGTCAGTCTTTCAGTCTTGCGAATTTTCAGGTGACCACAAGCTAATTCGCGCTGTTGCTTGATTTTGTACTCTGTTCGATGTCCACACTCGTGACAGATCAGCCATATTTGGGTGGTCACTATCTCAGGGTGCACAATGATCCATGTCGTTGGACCGTACCGTGTGGTGGCAATTCGGTACTCCCGCTGATATCTAAGCTCAGGGAGTGTAACGGCCTTGTGCTTGCTGGGTAGCCACCGAGTGATTTCACGCTGCCAAACGCTCTCTGACGCCGTTTTAGGTGCCACAACGAGGTACGGTCCGGGTACCTGTGCTTCAAGGATTCCGCCCATGGCGATGAGCGTCTTACCAAGGCCGGGATCATCGGCAACCAGGGTTGCCGTGTTGTCCGCAATGAACCGAGCGCCTACCCGTTGGTACGGTCGGGCATCCATAGCCCTGTAAAGCTTTGGTGCGGCCTTGGCAAGATTATCTAGCGACGCGTCATGCTGGGCTGCAAGCTGTGCCATTGAATTACGGCTGTCGCGCACTCCCCGGGACCATCGTTTGAGTTCAGTACCTACGCGCAAGGAGGTACCGAACTTCATACGCAATAGTTGGCAGGTTTCTAGGTTAAGCGGTACGGTCCAATACCCCGCGACCGTTTGATATGCCCCGGGAATGGTTGTGCGCAAGCCTGGTAGTGGTGAGTCGGACCGTATTGCTATTCTCCGACCGTGCTTTTCGATATGCACGGACACGCGCTATGTCCCTTTCTATCTGCGAAATATCGAGTACGCCCCAAACGTAAAAGAATGCTAGCCCAGCGGGTACATATAGCCAGCCTGTCATTACCAGTATACCCAACATGGCCAGCGTTAGTTGTATGTACCCGATGATCTTCACGTGCTTGTCAGCGAATATCAGTAGGCGTTGCACGATTGCTCCATGCGTACGACAAGTGTACAGCGCAATAGTCTCGGGAATCTACTCTGTGCTCGAAACCAAGATGCATAAGTGCTTCACTCATGCAAATGGCGTCGTTCGTGTCGTACGTGCGATAGATGTACAAGTTACCAGTGCTTGTGAGGTATTGAATCACATACTCCATGTCAGCCCACCTTGAGCAGTGCGTCAAGTCGGAAGGCCCTAAATCCGCCTGCCTCTCGGTCACAGAACTTGATAACCCGTGAGCCTGGCGTTTCGTCGCCCAGTCCGGTGTACAAATGCACGATTTCAATCTTGTCGCCTGGTATGATCGCCGACTCTTTGATCTGACCAAGCTTGTTCCACCACGTTACCCGCATGCCGGACAACTGTCGCACAACATCGATATCACTAGTCTCGTCGGGATCAAAGCCAAGTTTTGACGGCGGCTTATTGTTAGCTACTGGCTTCTCTTGGTCCCACAATGAATAACTTTGGGAGTGCAGCACGCCATCAAGCCACACCATGTGAATGAGTTCATCGCCCCGTGAGGCAGTGATTTCCGCGTAACCGGCGCCATCTGATGTCCATGCCCGGCCTTTGACAGCCCATCCAACGGCTTCTAGCTGAGCTTTGGCAGCCTTGGCTTTGTCGGCACTAGGGGGCATGTACGTTTGAGCCTTAGCAACAGGCTTAAGGGGCTTTACGGGGGTAGCAGGCTCAACCGGCGCACTGAACACAGGTGCCACAGTGCCCATACGGCGGTTTTTGATCTCAGAGGCGGCTTTTTCTACCCGAGACACCGGCGGATCGACGCGGCGACGGTTGGCGAGGTACTTACGCAATGCCATACGCAGTTCTTTAACATTTTCCAGTCGTGTAATCGAGCTAGCACCAATTCGCCGTGCGTACGCCCGCAGTTCTCCGGCCGACATACGATCCAAATCATCACCATCGGCAGAATCGGCGTGCTGGGCCATCGGCATCCGTCGGGTCGGGATGGCCAGTCCCCAGGCGTCCGGCGCCGCCTCTGTGCACGGATTGTTCAATGGGCAGTCAATCGGCACCCTGCCACGCTTAACCTCACGCATGAACGTTCCGCCATGCATCTTACAGGTAAGTTGCTGCATTTTCGGCAACACGATTCACCCTCTCTTTCACATATAAACGTGCCCTTAACGGGATTCGAACCCGCATACTTCGTTTGCGACCAGACTTAGAATTCATCCGTATCAAGCGCTCTACCATTTGAGCTATAAGGGCGTACCCGGAATGGGATTCGAACCCACAACACACAGCTTTTAAGGCTGTTGCCTCTGCCATTGGGCTATCCGGGCTAAGACAGTGCGCAGCAACGGCTAGGCAACCCCTCGTGGGTACCGTCGTGACCGCGCTTCATTCACAGAGATCGACAAAAACTCAGATGTTAACGCACTGTCGCGCCTCTGGTCGGGATCGAACCGACAACCTGATTACTAAAACCCGCCGGAGGTTATTATGAGAGGGTGCGATGGCGGATTCTTTCATCGTTCTACCATTTGAACTACAGAGGCAGGCGTGAGGGGAACGGGACCGTCCCAACGTTCCCCCCACTCTGTACCATTATTCTTAAGGGATTAAGTTATTGCTCGGAGCGCCGAATTGCGCTTGTGTGAAGTAGTTAGCGTTTTCCATTGCACGCTTATCAGCCATTCCAAGGCTCATATGCTTGCCAATCATTCGCTTGAATAGTGCAAGCGAGAAGTTGTAACACCATGTCCAGTATTCCGGCGCTGCAACAGCCCAAGCCTGCTCAAGAGTCAATCGGGGGAATTGATTCTCGGTAACATTGTTGGCTTGATTAATGCAGTGCTGCTTGATTTCCTGCACTGTGAGCGTGTGCACGTCATCAGCAAGCGCCATAATGATAATTCGCGTCAATTCATGATCGTACGCTTGACGCCAGTACATTTTAGGTGCTTCATTGAGTGCGTCGTCCAATGTAAGCATTTCTTCCCTCTCCTAGTCAGACAATAAGAGAGGCAACCACGGTGCGAGTGCACGTAGATACCTCATGAGAGCGTGTTTACCTCTCAGATTGACTTACTAGAAGTTCACAACGCATAACCGCCTAACCTCAACGGGTGTCTACCGGCCTACGTGGTTATGTTTGCGTCTGGAAATATAAATAAAACAGAGAGTCTCGGTAGGCGATTTGCGCGCCGATAGTTCAACAGTCCACCCTATAGGTGGTCCATTCGAATTACGGTAGCTAGTTGGCGCCACGTCATGCGTGACAACGTTCCCAACATCGCATCATCCCGATTGCTCTAGCATCCCTACGTCTATCCGAACGCTCACATTGGCCGTTCGGCACTCCCGAGACTCTCTGAGCCTAATTCAGTCAATTAGCCCTACACACGCATTATCCCGCGCACCTTCAGCTTTCGCCTACTCCAGTTGGCCCACCCTAAGGGGCTCAAACGCGTTCTATCCTACGTTTTCGGGTATCCAGTTATAAAGAATCACGTGCGTTCCGATGGGCGATTCACCGTCCCTTGCGGGATGTACCTCGGAAGCGGTTCAGTTGTGCTTGCCGGGGCAACGTTACTCCTCGAAAAATCATTGTCAAGTGTGACCCGGGTCACATTATTGTTGATCATGTCAAGGTAGGCGAGCTAGGGTCGCCCTTGCCCGCAGAAGCCACACTAGCCAGCAGAGACAGGAGCATGCCGCCCACTGTGAAGCCCCCTACGCCCGCCCAGTCCAACGTACGGGCATCAACCGCCGTAGTGCCTAGCGTCGCCAAGGCTGCGATAGCTCCGCCCCTCACAGCGTGCTCTATGGTGCGCTTCCAAAATGTACGATTGTACATATAAATCACACCTTTTC